TATGTCTGTTTCTCTAAACATTCAATTACATATTTACACTTGGGGTCTATGTATAGGCTTATTTCACCACTAGATGAGCAGAGTTTAGCATTAACGGCGTTGACACCATCACGTATGGCATTGTGTCCATATGGTGCTATCACAGTGAATCCAGCCATGCGTAGAATAGTGTGATCAGTGCGTCCACCCGCTGAAGTCTTACGTTGGCTACCAGCAGGATCAGGGTAGGCAAATATCTTTTTGTTAGGATAACGTGTTTTAACTTCTTCTACCAACTCATCTGTGTTGCTACCATAGATCTTGACTTCATCTATGGCCCAAAGCACGTTATTCAGCTTGACAAATATCACTGCACACATGGGATCCACGTTGAAATCAATGCCTATGTGTATGTCCGCTAACTTGAGATCCTCAGGTGGAGTCCATGTGCGGATATTCTTCTTACGGTCAAATGCGTAGAATACACGTCCTGAGAATGTTTCAAAGGTAGCTTCATACTCTTGTTTAAATGTGCGTTCATCTAGCGTTCTACGGGCGGCTTCTACTTCTTCTGGCTTGACATTGCCCCCATCTATTGTAGTGTATTGGAAACTGGCCCATTCATCAGGGTATGCTTGGCTGTTAGTCCATAGATCATGTGCCCAGTTCATGCCCTTGGGTGTTCCGATAAACAAGGCTGATCCCTGCTTATCGGACAGGGTGGGGCGTAGAGTTTCATACCAGGCTTCGGGGTCAATGTCTGCAAACTCATCGAGCACGAGGAAGTCAAGGCCGATACCACGCAGACTATCATAATTGTCAGCACCTTTGAGACTTATAGTAGATCCATTCTTGAGTTCAAAACTGAGGTTAGTTTCATTTATCTTGCTGACCCAGCGTAATTGTAAGAGTCGCTTGCGTAGACTCTTAAATGCAATCATCTTGGCCTGTTTGTATGTAGGTGCCACATACCATATTTCACGATCAGGTTGTCTAGCGTGAAAACACAGTTCACGGATGGCTAGATGCGTTTTACCAAAGCGTCGACCAGCCACTACTACTTTAAATCTGTGTGGGCTGGCTACTATTTCTGCTTGCGCGGTGCTTAGGGGCATTACTCGTCATCGCTCCAAGGCAGTGGGGTATTGGCATCACTGTCCATTGGATTGTCACTCATGCCCAGCATATTCTTGGCTAGGAATATCTGCACAGCCGCACTCATATTCTGGCATGCATTATTAAGCATGGCACGGCGTAGACTGATCTTTACTGCACTACGACCTTTTATCAGTTCTGCGGCGAAATTCCTGCTGATGGCATCTTCACTGACTCCAAACCAGTCTGCAATTTCTATATTCTTACAGCCCAAGGCCGCTAATTTGTAGACTTCATCAGGTGGGACTACTTTCTTATCGCGCCCGACAGGCAGTCCTAATACTACTTTCTCAGTCAGCTGTTTAGGCTTGGGTCCTGTTTTCTTTCTAGGGGTGGGAATATTCTCAGTGGTGTCCATGTTGTTATTTAACAGGACACAAAAAAGCCCACGGTAAAGTGGGCTAAAACAGTCTATGACTGATTATTCTACAGTTTCAAGTTGGTCTAGCCAATACTGTAGTTGTTCTACATGTTGTTGCCATGCATCTTTGCTTTGTGCCACCAGTGCTTCATAGTGTTCTATATTGGCTTTGATGCCTGCTGGTGATAGGTTGGGTTTAGGGTCTATCATAGTTTAATTGTCCATAAGATAATATCATCCTGTCTATTAGGGTAACGTTCTCCAGCAAATATAACCCATTCTTGTCCATAACGGCTTTCTAGTTCCTTCTTAACTGCTTGTGCTGTGGGCAAGTTTGTCAAGTCTTCTATAATATATAAGCCACCCTGTTTGAGTAGGGGCCATGCTTGACGGCAGGTAGCCAACTGTGTTGCAGGGCTGTGATCGCCATCATCTATGATATAGTCAAAATCACCCTCTAAGCGTAGATAGCTATTGGCGTGTGTGCTGTCAAAGTTCCAGATAAATTTAGCATCAATATCCGTTTGGAAATCGCGAGGTGTATGGAATCCACTGGCAATATCCACTCCTACAATTTCACTGGATTCAAACCATTTTGACCATAACCAAGCACTTCCGCCACTGGATATGCCTATTTCCAGCAGGCGTTTGTTCTTGCGATCTTTAAAACGATCTGTGTAAAAGCCTAGGTAGTCGTGGTCTGTGCCTTTGTCTGTAAAACTTGTGGGTGTGCCACCCCATTGATCTACACCTGATTGATAAAGTTCTTCTAATGTCATTCTAAGTTAGTCTCGATATTTTTGATGATCTGCCCAAATGTCACGCCTTGTGTGCGTAGCATTAGCCAGTGTTCATAGGCCATACGTTTGTTTTCATAGTGATATGTAGCTGATCCATTGTCCACGATATCAATGCGGATCCAATAGGCCGCTTTGGTGGTTGTTTCTTTTTTAGTCATTTTATCCTCACAGTTTCTAGCCACATGTTTAGTCGGGCTTCCATTAATTTTAATTGGCCTTCCAGCAGGCGCATGGCTACCAATATTTGTTCTTGTTTGTTGTCTATGCTCTGCACTTGATCACGAAGTCCATTGTGTCCCAGTGCTATCTGATGATCATTGTTGCGCAACTGCATGACTTCTGCTTTTAAGCGTTCTATTTCTTCGTAGGGGTCGTAGTTGTTAAACATTATTCAAATAGCCTATTCATAATGGTCATGCGGCAATAGCCCTCATAAGCATTGTCTCCGGCGGCTTCGCAGATGTTGACTGCCAGACGACCAAATTCAGTTTCAACAAAATCACCTGAGTGGTAAAACTGATCACGTATCCAAGCAAATAGATTGTCGCCAGGTTTGTGTCCTGCTCGTCCACATTCTATAGCAGGTTCGTCTATAAGACGTTTAGCGGCCTTGTAATACTCTTCATCCATGCGTCTACGACTGTCTGGATTGCGTAGTTTCTTTTCTTTAATTTCCTGACTGATAGCCAGAGCTTCCAACAGAATACGCTGATGGTTGCGTGTTAATTTAACCTGATGTGCCATTTAGATTTTTCCCTTTTCCATGTTCACGGAATCGTGTTCTACGCAGTTGTTCTTTGCGAGTAACGATTTCACAATTTTCTAATGTCCAACCTTTCTCTACATCTTTACGCACCATAACTAGATCTCCGATGCCTCTTCCCCGGCAATACCAACGATCTACTGTCCATAGGGTGCAGTAATCCTCAAATTCCAAAGTCCATTCCTGTAGCAGATACCAGGCCTGGGCACGACTGCGTAGAAATGGATTATATCTCATGTGCAGAAGCGGGTCCTGATATTTGCGAGTTTTGAATATTTGGCGTTTTTGTTTCACAATGTATTTATTAACACTTGTAATTTTACATGACATTTTGGTTGTTGTCAATAACAGTTTAACCATTCCTCGTATAGCTCGGGTGATAGAAAATGTTCTGCATTACGCTTGTCGTGGAATCCAAAACTATCTTCATAAGGGCCAAATGGATGTTCATGGCTGAATTTATGTGCTAGATCGGAGTGTGGAAAACGGCATCCATTGCGCTCTAACCAAGGGCGGAATATCATGCCAATCATACCATCTTCTAACCAATATTCATGTGACTTATCTGTGTCCTGTGGCAAGTGTGGTGTTAGGTTTAATAGCCGTTTTGAACGCAGACTAAAGCCTCCATTGCCCACACTACGTTCTTCTGGCTTACCTGTCCAAGGAGCACCTATGTAGTCATATTCAAGGAACTCATCACGCCATAGTTCAGGTCTAACTGGAAAGCCATCATGCTGTATGAATAAGGCATGGTCTGTTTCAACAAACTGGCCAATGTCTAAACAGGCACGTGAGTGCGAATACTTGTCTAACTTGATGTCCAATTCCACAAATGTATCTGAGGGCATAAACTCTTGATCACTGGCTACCAATAGGGGACTGTCAGGAAATATCTTGCGTGTTTGACCAACTGCCCACTCAGTTGCACGATAGTTAAGTGTGTCAATGACCACTAGAGTTATATTCTTCATTTGCATCTCCTATCACCATTCTTAAATCCAAAACATTCTTCAATGCTTTTGCCTTTTTCATGACGACTCCATATCGTGCCTGCTGGTATGCCTAATTCTTGGCTCCATTCAGCTAGAGTCTGTGTGCGCTTTTTATAGGTAATGTTTAGATTATCTCTGCGATGACGTGCAACAAACTTGTGATCTTCCCATCCTGCTATGTTGCTAGGATACCATCCTTTGTGTGGATCCTTACGTGCTAATTGGGCATAAGGAGAGGGTGGTAATCCCCATTGATCTTCTATATCAGCAAAGAAGTTGTCCATATTGTGCCATCGACGTGCAACTGTAAGTCCATTAGCACCTGCTGTGTCATAATACTGGCTATTTTCGTCATAGCAACGCTTCATGATCATATAATGGCGCATGTATAAGGGGTGTTTTGCTCTATTCATTTTATTAGTCCTATTTAAGGACGAATTTACATTCGTCCGTGTTTTCGCACAAGTGCTCAACACATTTTTTTTGACGCAGTCCATTTCGTGATGTGTAAGGGGTAAGTGGCGTAAGCCACGATGCCACTTCGCATCTAAGAACAGCGGTTTGCTTTAGCAAACTGATGTTGTCATATACAAATCATCTTATCTCATTTAACAGTCATAACCTAGCAACAGCCAAAAAAATGACCGAAACTAAGGAGACGATAGTTTATCACACTACTGTGTTTATGTCCTTGGCTGTCTCTGCCTCCCAAGAAAGAAATTTTATCCCTGCGTCTATTTCACGACTTTTCACCAACCCTCATTTATGGGCACCGCATTAGGTTAGGTTTGTTAGACCGTTACCTAGGAACTTCTATTCTTGTGGTAGTCCCATCTGCATTCGTTCTAACACGAAATAATTTAGGACTATGGACGGGCCCTGTTTTAGCCCCCTGAGCGGGTTGATTTCCGCCAACTTGTTTGTGCCTTTGCTTTTGTTTTTTAGGTGTTTTAATATTGTAAAACCAATTATACAAGTAGGAGCCTTTGCCATATGTTCTAAGCCATGAAAGATAGTCTCCCGGAACTTGTCCGACTGACCATCCTTTATATTTGCCTGATGGTATGATTTCGTGTGATTGCTTATTTGCCATAATGATGTTCCCTTGATTGCCTATACTTTTAATTATACACTGGTTGTTATTCACTGTCAATATCTTGGATTTTTTTCTCGCCCAAATACCAAAGCAAATTAACGCTTAGCCGTTCATTGGTTGGATCCGCTTGTTTTGCCAAAGTTCCATATTCAACTGCTTTCTCTCTCATGCCCATATTCCAAGCCGCAATGGCCGCTAGGTCATAGGGTTTAAATCCCCAGCATTCTGGATCCACTGTGTAGACATCTTCGCGATTGGTAATCTTAAGAGCACGAACAGCACTAAGATAGCATTCATCCCACAAACTTTTCTTATAGCAAGATTCCGCAAGATCTACCCATGGTTCTCGTGTATTTGGAGCCTCAATTGTGGCCAATCTGAAGGCTTTTAAGGCGTTTTCGCCATCACCTAGTTCATCGTATGCTCTACCCTTCACTCGGAGTGCATAACACCTTTCATTAACCCAAGTTGCATCTGGCAAGGCCAAATAGCGATCTACTGCGGCTATGCTTTCTTGCCAACGACGATGAAAGCCTAATTCACGTGCATGATAAAAGGCATTTCGAGCATTCCATGGATTTTCTTTGACATCATGTTCTAGCAGACTCATATATTGACCACGGCTTTTGCTGTTGTCTGGCATATGGATTACTAGGAGCTCATCTGTTTGTGCCCAAACTTCTTGTGTGCGAGGGTCTGGGTAAACTGCTTCGTGACACATGTTGCGCCAACGGAATCCATGACGTGCATGACACTTGTCATAATAGAAAGCGATACCAGCACCCCAATCAAACTTGTATTTGAGTCTATTGGTTTCACCTTTCCGCCAAACACGTTCTATTTCTTCACGCCATCCTGGTTGCAGGACTTCATCAATGTCCAAGCTCATACAGACATCTATATCAGTTGGAACAAGTCCTAGTGCAATATTGCGGGCATCATCAAAGCGCCAAGGCTTGACTGAAATATCATAAACCGTTGCACCTAGTTCACGGAGTTTGTCACCAGCACCGTCAGTGCTACCTGTATCGCAAACTAGGACTAGGTCTGCACTTTTTGCACCTTCCATAAAGCGTGGAACAAAATCTACTTCGCCATTACATATGGCATAAACACAAATCTTTAAATCACTCATAAGTTTCCTCTCAGTGTATTTATAAGCACCAGTAAAAAATTGGCTGGAAATAGAAATCCCCCTAAGCCATGCCAACTTAGGGGGAACCGACAACTGAGATTTAGGAAAAAGTCCACCTTCATGGACAAGAATATTTATCTAGTTTGCAAAAGATGAAACCCTAGCAAGGGAATTACTAGGGTTTCTAAACCATTTACATGGAGTATAGGAAATACAACTGACCTACCGAATGGCAATCTATAGATCCGCTTGTTGGGCAAGCGTTGTTGCTATTTTATTTAGCTTGGCCCATCTTTCTCGGCCACACTTTTGACAATAGGGTTTCCATCCTTCTAGTGTGCGCTGATAGGCCATTTTACTAAAATGTCCGCACATGTTTTCCGGCTGTTCGTGTAACCATTTGGTTACCACTAGATATCCATTTAAGGGTTCTGGTAATTCTTCTGGTAATTCTTCAACGGGCTCATCAAACTCGTTGAGTTCAAGAGGCATACATTTTTTAGGTTTAGATTTACCGCCGCGATTTTCTAATATCTTATCCGTGCCAATTCTATATTCAGCAAAGGGTTTAATGAATTCGATAAGTTGATTAAGATCCATACACCTATTTAGGTGTTTTGGTTATTTCAATGGGTGATTTATGATTACACCAACGATAGTAGCAGTGGCACCAATACCAGCAACTAATATAGCCGCCACTGCTTGGATGATTGTAATCCTAGTGGTCTTGATATATTCCTTAACCATAGTGGCAAGTTCATCAAGACGAAGTTCTACTTTGTCCAATCGACTTTCTAATTCGTGATAGCGTTGAGCGCAAAGACTTACATGAGTTGGCAAATCTTCGCTTTCTTGTTCAATTGTTTCTATGCTCATTGTCCCATTTTCCATTCTAAATGTGTGATACCTTGACAGATATAACAATCTTCAGGTTTAGGATTGTCTATAGGATGCCAATGAAATCCATGTAGGTCTGGATGTGTATCATGAATATATTGATCAATAGCATCTTCTGTAGATTCTACTGTATAACTTTCTGGTTCCTTATCTAGGAATTCAACACGATATATTATTTGCATATAAACTCCTTATGGTAATGGTGGTGCTTTAGGCACAGGAATTGTATCACTACCAGTTCCTAGGTTATCATAACGAATAACACCGTTAGTTAATCTAAATCCGTCAAAATATCCACAGGCATTATATCTATTGCCAGCAGGCTCGCTGGCTGATGCCGCAGTATAATTACTGGTATTAAACCAAGAACCTAGCAATACACCTAAGCTGGCAGGTGTAGAATAAGCAGTTGCATTGGCTGAACTATTGATATTGTGTAGTTTACCATTGATATAAGTTTTTACACCTTGCTTGGCGGTAGCGGAACCTGCGGCTGTATCCCATTGTTGGATAACAATCCAATTCCACATATTTACACCAACATATTGTGCGCCGCCAGTTTGATCACTGGCTGGACTACCATCAAGGGGACGACTTGTTCCTGGAGTTCCTGATTTAGCACGAGTATCTCCTGGCTGTCTAGGTCCATACCATCCGCCAGATAAAGTATTATCTAAGGGAACTGAGTTACCTCTATACCAATAGCATATTCTGCCGTGATCATTGTAGGCCATCCAATTTGGAGCAGTAGAACTATAAGCAACACCTTCTTGATCATACCACCCACCAAAATATTCATAACTGGTGCCAGTTCTATCATAGCCGTTGAGCACGCCACTACTTACAGCAGTTGGATACCACCAAATTTCAAAAGTAAATTTATTGCTAGGATGAGCAAAATCACTAAGTCCGGAAGTTGTTACAATGTCTGTGCAACTATTAGCCGCATAAACTAATGGAATATGATAACTGGCACTACCAAACAATGTATTGGTAGCGGTATAAGCTGGCTGAACACCCGCATTGATAGTATTCCAAGTTCTTTTCTTTGGACTTAAATCATTTAGATTGTTTTCAAAATTTAAATTAACAATCGTAGATTCGTAGTAGGGATCCGTATTAGGATTATTACCAAGTGCTTTAGGACCTAATGCCATTATGCATATCCTCTTGTTATACTAACATAATAAACTGTTCCAATATAAGTGATAGTAATCATATCAATAGCACCTACAGCAGTAGATAGTGTTCTAATACCGTTAGCATATTTTAGAGTAGCACCTGATGCTGGTAATGTGTAACTACCACTTCCTCCCATAGTTGCTAGAATAGTAATTGATTGTCCGCTTGTTGGGCTTGTAAATGCTATGCTGGTAATGTTGGCTGTAATTGTAGTTGTTTGAATACCACCGTTGCTATAAGTAGGAGCAAAAGTTGCTGAGAATGTATAAGCAAAAACACTATCAGCACCACTTCCGCTAGAACCCGTAGCTCCCGTTGGACCCGTTGGTCCCGCACCTGTTGGACCCGTTGGTCCCGCACCTGTTGGACCTGTTGGTCCCGTGCTACCATTTGTTCCTGTTGCTCCTGTTGGTCCTGTTGCACCTACTGCTCCTGCAATATCAAAGTTCCAGCTGGCAAATGTTCCACTTCCACCAGTAGCATCAACTGTAACAGTTAATGTAGTTGTTGAGTAGGAAGCAATTACACCTTCCATATAATTTGCTGGAGCACCTGGGTTGCTTACGCGAACACGAGCACCGACTTGATATGCGTTAGCACCATTGGCTTGATTAACTGTAAATGCTTTGGAGCCTGTGCCAATTGCTATTGAAGTAGTAGAAACCAAATTTCCAAATCCTAGGCCAGTAGGTCCTGTTGCTCCAGTGCCACCTGTTGAACCTCCAGGACCTGTTGGACCAGTAGGTCCTGTGCTACCTGTGCTACCTCCAGCACCCGTAGGTCCTGTTGGGCCTGTTGCACCTACACTACCATTTGTTCCATTTGTTCCGGCAGTTCCTTGCGGGCCAGTTGGTCCCGTTGGTCCCGTATTACCAGTATCGCCTTTGGAACCCGTTGATCCTGTTGATCCCGTTGCTCCTGTTTGACCTTGAATACCTGCTATGCTTAAAAACCAATCACCCGATTGTCCTGTGGAACCTGCACCTGGGCTTGCTGTAATGTTGATTGTTGTTGAACTTGGAAAACTATTAATAGTGGCATAAAAATAATTGGAAGCATCAAAAGAAATACGCACATAATCACCAATTTGATAAGCGTATTGGCTATTTGTTTTTCCAGCTGTTAGATTATAAGTGGTTGTCCCTGAAGCATTTGCGCCAGCAAAAGCATTTAAACTAACAGATTGGCCGGAATATCCTAAGCCGGTGCTACCGGTTGGCCCCGTTGGCCCGGTTGCCCCAGTAGTTCCTTGTGATCCAGTAGAACCTGTGGGTCCTGTTGGTCCGGCTACGCCTTGACTACCCTGACTACCTGTGGGTCCAGTGGGGCCATTACTACCAGTAGAACCTGACGCCCCTGTGGGCCCTGTCGGTCCAGTGGAACCAGCATTACCTTGACTGCCTGTCGGGCCTACAGCCCCGGTCGGTCCGGTAAGACCTTGATTGCCCTGCGGTCCTGTTGGTCCTTGTAGACCATTTGCAGTAGTAACGTATGTGCCGTCATCAAACTGCAGGCCATTTTTAATTTTAAAATACTTTTCTGTTGAGCTCATTTAAGTTTCCATATCCACTTAAGGAATAAAATTTAGAGGGGGCTTTTCACCCCCATTGCGTTTAATAAACGTGGATTGCTGTTAGATATAATACAATACTTACTGAAGTGATTCCATTTGCTGGAGTGAATTGAAGAACAATATTACCACTTGAAATAGTATTAGTAAAGTCACCTAATGAAGTATCGCTTTGAACAATACCATATTCGCTTTCATATAAGTTACCATTGGCATAGACAGCTGTCATTTCTTGTGAATGAATCTTTGTTGTGCCACCGTTATTATCAATCGCTTGGATTAGATATTTTACAGTTGTGTAGGTGCTTGGATTGATAGAACTTAGGCTAACAACACCTGCGCCACTGATGCCACTCTTATAGTAAGTGTAGGCCTTAACGCTGTCTAGATCAATTACTGCTCTTGTTACAGATTCACTACCTTCTGGTATTACTAAAGCACCATTGATAGTGACTCCTGTGAAAGTCACAGCAGAACTTGTGTTTAGATCTTGATTAGCTCCAGGGCCTGAAGGTCCAGTAGGTCCTGTGCTTCCAGTAGATCCAGTTGGGCCTTGAGCACCAGTTGGTCCTGTGTTACCAGTATCGCCTTTGCTACCTTGTGGGCCTGTTGGTCCTTGTGGGCCAGTTGCGCCTGTAGATCCAGTATTACCCTGTGGTCCTGTAGGTCCAGTTTCACCTTGATTACCTTGAGTTCCCTGTTCACCCTGAATACCCTGTGGTCCTGTAGGTCCAGTATTACCCTGATTACCTTGGGTTCCTTGTGGTCCTGTAGGGCCAGTGTTGCCTTGAGGGCCGGTTGGTCCAGTGTTGCCAGTATCGCCTTTATCACCAGTAGGTCCCTGAGCACCAGTTGGTCCCATGTCACCTTGAATGCCTTGTGGACCAGTTGGGCCTGTAGCACCTGTTGCACCAGTTGGTCCTGTGGCACCTTGAATACCAACAGCACCTGACAAATTAACTGTCCAAGAAGCGTGTGTTCCGCTTCCCTTATGGCTATCTTTGGTAAAAACTAAAGATCCATTAGAACCATTATAACTGACAACAGTTCCGTATTGGATATTGCTTGCATCATAAGCAACAGTAATTGCTTGTCCAGCGGAATAGTCTACATTGATGTCAGCGACCGTGATTGTTTGATTACCAGTATTATTAAGTGTGAAACTTGTGACAGAAGTTGTAGAATACCTGTCGCCATCTGCACCAGCATTACCTTGAGGGCCAGTTGGTCCCATATCGCCTTGTGGGCCAGTGGCTCCTGTTGCTCCAGTTGGTCCTTGTGCGCCAGTATTACCTGTATTGCCCTGAGGACCTGTTGGACCTACTGCACCTGTAGGACCAGTGCTACCAGTATTTCCTTGTGGACCTGTTGGTCCCATATCGCCCTGCTCACCCTGAACTCCTTGCTCACCTTGGATACCTTGAGGACCAGTTGGTCCCATATTGCCTTGTTCGCCTTGGATACCTTGGGCTCCGGTTGGGCCAGTGGCACCAGTATTACCTGTGTTGCCTTGTGGACCTGTTGGGCCAGTGGCACCTGTATTGCCCTGAGGACCTGTAGGACCATTTGATCCTGTCGGGCCTTGTGCGCCAGTATTGCCCTGATTACCTTGTGGTCCTGTAGGGCCATTTGCTCCTGTTGGACCAGTTGCGCCTGTGTTACCTACGTTACCTTGACTACCTTGTGGACCTGTTGGTCCTACTAAACCGTTGGCTGTTGTGACATACGTGTTATCTGGAAACTGTATGCCAGTGCCAACCTTGAAGTATTTTTCTATTGTGCTCATCTAATTGCTCCGTGTTGTTGGCTTATAAAGCCATTGGTGTTTTAGCTACTCTAATTGACATTGAAGTCGCTCCACTTGGAGTGAATAGCAATCTTACATTTGATCCATTCTTATCTGCAGTGAATGTTCCAAGTGTGCTGTTGTTGGTAATAATACCATATTGGCTAAAGCCAACATCCGTTCCGTCATAAAAAATGACTATTTCTGTGATGTGATAGTTACTACCATCTTTGACACGAATAAAATATTTTGCTGTGTCATAGGCAGTAGTATCTAAACTGTCTAATTGTTGTTGTCCTGTGCCTGTGATGCCTGTGTAATTGACCGTAGTTGCTCCACCTGTAGGAGCAGTAGTCATTGTGGTATTGTCTGGGAATGTTATTTTTGCAGTGGTAGTTTCACCAGCCGCATTAACTGTAAATCCATTATTAACACGCAATACACCATAGACTTTAGTCTGTCCATTTGTATTTTCGTTTAAGGTAATTTGATTGCCGGCAACAATAGTTACGTTTGTGCCAGTTATAGTTCCAGCCGCTACGTTTGGATCCTTACTTAGGAATAAGTTATTCTGAACATTGATGCGACCTTGTTGAACATTGACATTACCAAACTGTAATGCCATGCTACCTGTTTCTAAATATAAATCACCGCGATCATATACTTGTGTTCCGTCACTGGTTAATGGAGCACCTTGGCCATTATAATGGCCATCAATATAGATACCATTCTTAGCTTCGGCACTACCATCTATATAAGTTACACCATAAGTGCCAGGAGTAACAAGTCTGATACTGGTGGCTGTAAAAACTAGGACACCACTTAGGTCACCTGTAGTTGGAACGCTAATCTTAGCAGTTGATGCTGTAGGATGTAAAAATTCAATTGAAGCACTTGATGCCGCAACAATTTTATTAGTGGCTGTAAGAGTAGCAAATGTTGAAGTAGTTGTAGAAACTACATAACGTGTCCAATTGGTAGTATCAGTAGACGGAACTGTTGCGCTGGTTACGTTGTTTCGTGCTAGATAAAGAACACCACCGTAAGTAGCAGTATCGCCACGAAAATAAACAGTATTTGCCGCCCACTCACCGCGAAAAGTATCTGCTGTATTCTTTGTTTGAATAATAATAGCATTTGGATTAATGGTAACGGCTGTTGAGGTCTGACTAATAGCAACAGTATTGTCAGGTTGAGCAACAGTAAAATTATTACTAACATTAGTAATAGTCAGTGTGTAGGCCATTTTATGCTCCTACAGTAATTGCTGTATATCCGTTTGCTAAAACAGGGTCACCCGGAGCAACACCTGGCTCCCAACTTTGAATAAATGCCCAGCGATGAGTATTTGTTTGTGGTGGTGTAGAAGCATCTGTCCAAGTTACACCAACTACAGTGATTGGAGTATGTGCTCTTGCATCAGGTAATATAGGACCTGAATACATGTTCTTAGGGAATGTAATACCCACTGTGCCAGAATTTGCTGAGATTACACTAACAAAAGTTGATGTGTTGATTGTGCCTGTTGAAAAGGCTCCAATAACGTTGCTATTGGCAAAATTAGGTTCACCTGTGTTGCGATCAAATGCTAGGCTATCAACTACGATTGTTTGATAATCTAGATAGAATGTCCAGTTTGATATGTTTTGACCATAATTGTAAACTAGAGTTCGTTGTGTAGAGGGAAAGATCTGTTCGATCTGAATATTATCGGCGCCGCCGATATAATTGGAAAAGTTTAAGACACCAGCCATTTTATACTCCTAAGGGAAAATGAAGACATGCTAAAGCATGCCGTCTCACATATTTACCCAACCCCCTATTTTGAGGGTTGGATATTGCTAATTTTAATTGTTGATATACACGTTACTTGATTGCTCAGAATAGTAACCTTGTCCTGCCAAGTAAACTGTTGGATGTTTACCTTCATATACCGAGTTACCGCTATATTCCCACCATACATAAGCTGGTCCTGGATAATAATACGGTTCCATTCGGAATCCAACCTTAATAGGAGTTATGACATTATTGACCAATGTAGCTGTTCCAAGAACATATGGAATTGTTTTTGCAGTATCAGCACCACCATTATCTGGGTCCACTATGTATCTACTCCAGAATGTAATAGTTCCGGTTAGATTTGTTGCAGTATATGTAGCACTGGTATTAGCATTAACCCATTTAAATGTTGCAGTAGTATAACAGGTAGCTGTTGACGAAGTAGTTAGGTGAACAACTCCCGTTCCGCCATAAGATCCATTTCCTCCATCTGGGTAGAGGAATGTGCCGCCTATTGAATACAGTCCTTGAATATTATTAACAGCATCAGATCCTAATGCTCGGAATGTAGCTGTAGTAGTGGCAGAAGTGTTGTAATTGTCACCGTTATAAACAGCACGAATTGTTCTTACACCTTGTTGATATTGATTGGCAGTTATAGGATTCCATGTCAAATTATATGTGCCAGATGTTGTTATAGTAGTTGATGTTAACAATGAATTTGTTCCTACATCATATACACTAACAGTTCCTGTTGGAGTATGCGGACTTCCCCATCCTGTTCCTACTGCAATAGTAGCTGTAACAATAGTGCTTGGATTTGCTGTTCCTGCGCTGTCATATCGACGATATGTTGATGGTGTAATTGTTAATCCAAAACTTGGAGTTTGTGGAACTTGTGCTGTAAAATATACAGTATCAGAAGTCTTTGGATAATACTTAGGTGTAATAGTTCTACCCGACCATGTTGCAGTCATTGTATAATTGCCCAACGTTAATGTATTTGGGGGAATTGTAAATGAGGCAATATTATCCACCAGGCTTATTACTGATGTAATAGTAGATCCAGTTGAAGTTCCGCCAATAAATGTTACTGTAGTTCCTGTAACTATTGTTGTGGTATTCAATATAGAAGTAAATGTAATAGATTCTGCAGTTGTTATTGCAGATTTATTGGCCGATAATAATAATTGACCAGATAATGTTTGACGTTCATTGACCTCTAATGAAACTGTATTGGCAGTTTGTTGGCTAAGATAAGCAGAACCATTTAATAATCCACCATTCCAAATACCGTAAATGCTTTGTGTGCCAGTTGATGCAAAAGTTGCAGTAAAGACGCTTGCACCTGAGTTAAATGTGCTATTACCTATATTGATACTATTAGCATACCAATCTATTTTGCTACCATTTGTTATTGCATTACTGGCAGTGGTAGTTGCTCTTAATGTAACATTTTCATTGACGGCAACAGGATTAGGTGTAGCAGTCATATTAATAGCACGACCTAATGCATATCCCGGAATTATAGTAACAGGTATTGTATTAAGCTCAGTTGATTTAGGAGCATACTTTAATTCTCCTGGCCAACTTGCATAGATAGCTCCAGTATCAACAGGCACATTACTTGTTCTTATTTGACATGTGGTAGTAGAAATCCATGTGCCTGATCCAATAACAGATACTGCATCAGTAGAAGTATTTTTTGCATAAAATGTTACAGGTTTACGCTTATAAATCTGTGCATCACTATAAGCAGTTAGTGTTATTATTTGAGTGCGAACAAATGTAGTTGTGCTAACTGCTAATGCAAATCGACTTGGCAAAATAAAATATTCTGTTTGAGGGTCAATTCCGTTTTGTGTGACTGGTTCAAAATCCATTTTGTTTATCCTTTAACCTGAACAGTAGCACCATTAGCACCTACTGCAACAAACATCTGTAGTGTTGGACTATAGGCAATTGATTGTAGGACACTTTTTGTGCCTGGGTTACCTTCAGTCCAACCTATTCCATTGCTAGAATATTGAACTGCACCTTGGCGAACACCATTTACAGTTTTATATCCAACCATGACAAATTTACCATTGCCATAGGCCGCCCAATTCCATGTAGCTCCAAGAACAGCGCCTTGTCCTTGTGTCCAAGAAGTTGTATTATCTGATACTGCTATATTATTACCTGTTCCACCAGCTACCCATGTAGTGCCATCTGTGGCTAATGCATATAATGGAGTGCTGGCTGTATATACTGTGCTCCAAGTCCCAGTATTGCTACCACTTCTTTGACTTTTTAATATTTTGCCACCAGAAGTCACTACCAAAACATTGTAATTGGTTTTTGTTATATCATTATCACTGGCGGCTTGATAAAACATATCAGTAGTTCCACTAGGCTCTTTACGTAAGGTTGCAGGACCTGTATCAGTGTTTGGCTTGCCTGCCCATATTCCGCCAGCCGCACCAAATGTTAGATAAAGTGTAGTTGTAGTTGCAGTGGTGCTCATATTATGGTCCTATTGTAAAATTGTAACTAAAGGTATATTGTGGCGTTGTTGGATTTCCTTGATAGCTTCCAAAGTTTGCCCATAACTTAATAACCACGGTGTGACTACCAATTGGAATATTGAATGCATTTTCTATTGCCAATAAGGCAACAAGATCAGCATTAACAATTTCATATCCTTTAACATATTGTGCATATGGGTAATTGGCTATTTGATCTGGGCTGGTTTTTTTAGTCCCATCAATAATTACCTCAGCCACTGGTGCTGTATTCACATTACTGATTTTTTGAAGCCATTGCGCTAAAGTTAAATTGCCAACTTGTGCATACCAAGTGATATAAAGATTTTCTGAATGGCTAAAATTGTTTAAAGGAATACCTGGATAGGTTACATTGCTACCTGTTTCAGGATAAGTCAGCATGTCATTATAATAATCTGCTTGACCGCCTGCGCCAGCATTGATAAAAATATAAGTGCTAACTAGATCTTCAGTAATAGCACCTGATGCATCACTTAATTGTCCGACAGTGGTCATGCCATCACTATTGACACCTTGTCGTCCATAGACAAACTTGCCATCATAACTGACACCATTATATTCCACATGATTGTCTGGAATATTAGTATTCACTTCACTGCTAACACCTAATATAGTAGTTCCAACAGGACCTCGCAATTGACTCCAGTGTTTGCCATCACGACTACGCATAACTGCACCATTAGCACCTGTGGCAATAAATTGTGGAACTACACCATATGGCTTGTTATAAACTGTAGTCCATACAATATCATAAAGCGTTTCTTTATTTGGTGTAATAGGAAAAGGTGAAGTTGAAATAACAACATTACCCTTGCCAGTAGGATTTGAAAGATATATTCCAGGACCTGCAATATTTTGTGTAACAGTTTTTGCTGTGGCTTGATTACTTCCGCCAACTTGAAGATTGGTTGGTAATCCTCTTACTACAGGAATGCCATTACCGCCAGTAAAGGTTCCGCTTATGCCATTCATTCCGGCACTTAATTTAGTGGCATATATTGCTTGTCCTGTTACCGGATCAATGCCAACGGCTTTGATAACATTGCCATTGGTGTCATACATTACAACTGAAGGATCTAATGTGCTATTCTGTGTGTTGGCACCGCCCGATTCAAAGTTAACCCCACCAGCACCGCCGTCTCCAAAATCCGGATATTTGTTAGTTGTTGTCATAGTTTATGCCTCTGCCCATCCGTCGCCAAATATATCAAATCCATCATTTTGTGCAACTAGATATGGTTCAGGTTGAGGTAATGTAGTATCAAATAAAAATCTAGTTGGACTATTTTCTTCAGCTATCATTATTGGTTCGTAATCATCATTAATTGGAATTGTTTCTGCTCTTAGAAAGAATTGATTAAATGGATTAGGAATGCCATCATTGCCGCCACCCTGTTCAGTATCATCACTGCCAAATAGGCCAGCACCATATTTGTTCCATAATCCATAGGCAGTGGCTCCTGCTAGGGCAACCATAGCATAGGTTCCTAGATTGTCAAAGAAACCGTTTGATTGTTTTGTTCCTACTGTGGCAGGATCACCTGAAATGATCTTACTACCGCCGATGCTTCCGTTTAGGATATATGTTCCGTCAATAGGACCTGAGTTAATTGTGTTGCCACCACTAGGTGTCCAACGAAATGCTCTATTCGCCATAGTCGCTTGCCTCCGAAAAGTCTGATGTATTGAATGGTCCCACTGCCCGTGTCTTAAAATAATAATCGCCAGGCGGTAGGTTAACTGTAATAACCTGTTCAAAGAATGGTGTTACACCATCTGTTTGATAATGAGGATAAAGTGTGCCTCTACCTGGAGCCGCATAATATTGTGTTGAATATAGGGTATAGTTGTTGTCAATCCATTCTGGTGTTGTCAGGCTATACCAAAACTCCATACCTATAACGTTACCTGTTGTGGGAATATCACATTGCACAACAAATGTGTTTGAGGCAGTATTGACATCTCTAATGGTAGGAGCATCAGGCTTGCTGATAATGCCTGGATCCGTTAGGCCATTAAACTTAACTGTGGTAAAATAGTGTGGATTAGTTTCGTAATAAATGTCATCGTTATAGGCCACTGCTGTGATCTGCACACTTAGAAATCCGTCATCACTCTTGGCTTCTGTAATCTGTGTTACACGGAATGGCTTACCTGGATAGATGCTACGTCCATAGGCTTTGGTATCCCAACCATACCAATCATGTTTGATACAGATGATATCACCAGCATCAATAGTAATGCCTGAATAGTCCATGGTAAAATGTATGGTTAGATCTGCTCGACTAGACCACAACTGTTTATAGGCTAACCAAGTGGCCTGCACTGAATTATTACACAATGGTAGGGTCATACTTAACACGTTATTAGGCTCGTTGGTTGCTCTTAAGATATTTGGCAGGGCATAATAACGATAGTCTGACTGTCCTCTATTGATGTTGGTATATTCAACAGTATTGTCGCTCTTGATATGTTTAATAACACCATTAGGAAACTGAACATTAACTTCATTCTTGGTATTGTTTAGGTCTAGTGGATTAATATTAATACCACCTATGATTTGACTACCAGTTATAACCCTAACTGTGCTGGTATTGTATCCGCTTTCTTCTAGACTGCGGTTAATTACAACACCCCATTTGCCTGTTGCTTCGTTCCATTGAATCCAACTATCTGCATTATTAGCAATAGCAACAAGGTTGCTCAAGCAGTTGTTGTTTGTATCTACGATACCGTTGGTATGGTATTTGAATGTGTTAGTTGTTGCAACATTGTCAGTGTCAACAATGCTGAGGTTAGTGGCCGCAAATGTATCTAATGCTGTAAGACTTGTTGTATCAATATAAGTTTCATCTGTTACGCCACATCCATAGCGATCATTCATTAGATAATCTTTGATACAACTACCTGGTAGTGTTAGGCTATTTCTAACTAGGGCTTTGATCTGTCCTAGGCCAGTAATATTGTGTCCTTGATCATATTTTACTCTAACAACAGCAAAGGCTGTGTTGCTCATTGCATAGGTATTATCCCAAGGATCAAGAATTGCTGTATCTCCCATAACTGCGGTATCATAGGCATTGACATTGGTTTGAACATTAGTTGGATTTTGACTATCTAGACCACGTGCTAGATAATTGGCTCTTTGACTACTACCATTTCTATAGAACCACATGTTAATGTCAGGTGCAACACCAGTCACACGCTGTTCACCAGCCGCATCATACCAACCTTCAATGGCGCCCGGAACAGTCTTGCTGAATAACAAGATCTTGTCATCCCAATAAACATCACCAAAGCTGATTGTGCCTGTGTCAGTGGCTTCACAGAATGCCAACACATACCACATGTATTGTTGATCAGCTGATATTCTTGCATCAACAATAATAGGACTTACCCAAGCATCACCGTAGACTACAGGTAGTTTGTTGTCTGTTGCAGGAGGCAATTGAACTTGTCCACCTGTTTGTGCATTACCTTGTCCTGTATCAGGTTGATCCTTGCTGATAAGACTAGATATTGCAATGGTTGTTAAGACTCTAACACCCAGTGTTACGGCCGCCGCGGCTAAACCACCTGCTTCCAGACCTAGTGCGGCTACTATTAAACTTGATGGCATATCATTGACTCCACATTTCTTCTAATCTATTAAACCCAAAACGACCATAATCCAAGTCTGGACTTGTGACCATTTTACTTACAGTATAATACTCTATACTGCCTTGACTTTTGAGATTTTTACAATATTCGTCATAGGCTTTTAACAGTCTATAACCTGCACTACTACCACGGCGTTCAGGATTAACCCAATAGGCTAATTCATGCATGGCATACTTTTCTTCATTCCATATGTTGGAATTTTTAATGGCCAACAACATGCCGTGGATACCTGCATCATCTTCACTGACAAAGCAGACACCCGCACCTGCCCATATATGTGTTAGCAATCGACGTGCAGATGCATTTGAAGTTGTCTTGTGAAATTCTAATGGACTATGATTGCGATACTGTTCAAGCATTGCAATAATAGCTTCTTGATCCCATACTGTGGCTATTCTAATCATCCTAGCTTCTGTCCAAAGTTATATTTGGCATTATTCAATCCAGCAACACCGTCCATGCTAGGATCGTTTTCATTCCAATAGCGCCAGCTTTCGGCATTGGTCAGGCGACCTGCTATTCTATTTTCTAACACAATTTTATAACTAGAGCAATTGATGCTGAGTGTAAATGCATCAAATGCATCAACACGTTCTTCATTGATTGAATAGCTGGTAATAACACCTGTGTAACGTAGTTTAAGTCCGTCAATAAGATTTAGATTACTATCATAAAATCCACGATAGATCTGCACCTTGTTGCCTTTAAGTCCAGCGTCTAGGATCTGTCCTATCTTAGTTTGATCAACACCTGCAAGACTGATGGTAGTATCATAACTGGTCACTGATAGATCACGCTGGTGCCCACTAACCCCAACTAGGCCACCTAGTGCTGTCCATGCACGGGCTGTGCCATCACCAACACTTTCATTACGATAACTTGACGAGAAGAAGAATGTAGGACCGCCTTGATCTTCTGTTCCTGGAACGTCAATACGGACAAATTCAGCATTGACTACACCTGGCTTTAATAACTCGGCATTTACTGCTGTTCCAAAGGTTGTTGTCATAGAACATCTCCAGTATATTCATATAGTTCAAAGTCGCTGGTCCATTCAACAAGTGCGGTTGCTCCCCCCGGAATTAATTTATAGGTTGGCATGTTAGTGCAGATCACACGGAACTGACAAGCATTGCCAATTAGGATTGCTTTACCTGCAACAGAAGCAGTAATCCAATTGCCTCTATGTGTAGTAACAGTAACAGTATTAGCACTACCTCTAAGCACATCCGCTGTAACAGTAAATGGATATGGATAATCAGCAATTTGTATTAGGTCACCCTTCTTAAACAGATAAGCACCAGCACCTATACCAGGTAGTGTATTCAATACTAGACTTGTGCCAGTAAAGCTGGTTATTCTGATAGCATCTCGCTGTATTTGTGTCATATCGCCACGATAGGCAAATATAAAACCCTGTCCAGGAACCCCACTAAAACTTACAGTCTCTGGTGTGTTGCGATCAGTATTGTCAATGGTTTCTATAATATCTCTAATGTTGTGATATTGAAGTCCACTTGGTATGCTTAGGGTAAAGCGCCATGGATTGCGTGTAGGCGTTGCTGATGTTTTTATAATTTCATTTCTAGTATATTGAATACCAACTACCTTTCGGCGATTGATAGTCAAGCTACTGGCAACGTTGATTAATCTTTGAATACTCATTATCTAGTCCTCACTGGTAGTTCGCGGCGTGCTTGTTCAACATTGCCAAACAGAGTTCTACGATTTTCTGCGAACAGTTG